TAGGGCAATCAAGCTCCTGAATTTCATCAGGCAATCGGGAGTTCTCACGGAAAAAGGAAACGCCGACAAGTACCGGGAATTGATGGAAGACGAAGACTGGGGAGTGTTAGCATGATAGCCCCAGTAAAGAAAATGAACCTGACCATCGAGCTCAGCCGTTACTTTGCCGAAGAACTCCTCGACGAGCTAAAAGACCAAGCCGGGGAAATCGCGTGGAGGCTCGCCAACGACCACAACGCGTACAAGGACGGCTCCTGCATTCACGACACAACCAGCGCGAGAGTTATGCGCACGGCAGATCGCATCCAGATACTCGGCGAAGCGATGAAGAAGATAGAAGACGCCCTGGAAGAAAAACCGGAGCCAGAACCGGAGCAAGAATGATAGAAGACACGCTCGCAGTAATCGCCGCCGCGGCCATCGTTGGTGGCTTCGTCTGGCTCGTCGGGAGCATACCAACCACCGAGCCAGAAACCACCACCATCACGGTGGAAACCAAGACGGAGCAGACCGGCGGCCTTTCCTGCTCCCACTTTTTATGGTGGACGAACTGCAATACCACCAGCCAATACCGAATCAACGGGCAGGAAGCCCAGAAGCATGAGTACGAGCGATTGGAGCAGGGCAGGACTTACGAATGCCATAAGAAAATCGGCGACGCCATCGACTGGAGCACGTGCCAAGCCACGAACGCCCCGGAAGAAGAAACGGAGCAGATATGAGCCTCTACGATCGTTTGATGAACCGGGCAATCGTAAAGCGCATCGCCGGCGACAAATTCCAATCCCGGAACCCGAACGAGTATCTCTACCCGTCGCTGACACAGCCACCAGTAAAGGTGCTCCAGCACAACGGCACGGACAACGAGCTGGAATGGACGGTGGAGTGTCCGAATTGCCACCAGCCAGCCGTCTACGGAACGCACCTCTTCATGATTTCCGGGGAATGCTACTGCGCGGCACCAGGATGCCGGCAGAAGCTCGTAGAAAAGCAAAGAAAGGAAGCAAAATGCCACAATACACAGCAAGAAGACTAACCACGCTCGGCTGGGCAACCATGCCGGACGGTTCGCAGGCGGCCATCGTGCGCGTCCAGATTTTCACGGACATCACCCGGCAGAAAATCGCCGAAACCAAGTACTTCATCGGTTCGGTCGCGAAGCCAAACGACAAGGACGGCGACAAGAGCGAATACTACGACGCCCTGAGCATTGTAGACAACGGGCGCGAATTCCCGGCAGAGTGGGCAACGGAAATCGCCCAGAACGCCGGCTTCCAGATTGTCCAACCCGGAGTCGAAAAAACCACTAGCATAAGCACAAAAGACATGATACAATAGAGGTAGGAGCCCAATCAGGAGCTCCCCCGGCAAGGGAACCCCCCACCAACCCGAACCGGGAGCGCGGCAACTCTTCGTTTCATTAGACCTCCAAATCTAAAGAAACCAAAAGCCGCCCCACCGCGAGCCGGCGCTTTTATGACCGGCGACGGTTCGCACCACAACCGGGCAAAGGCATGAGCCCGGGAACCTCACAAAAGCAAAAAGACTTTGAAACAGCCCGCGCTTTGATTGGACTTGGAGCAAGGGCAAACCTTCTAAATTACTTCGCGAGAGCCCTAGCACCGGGGCTCTTTGCGTTTCCGGACATTTGACAAGAACGACAGCGATGGGGTATAATTTAAGCATAAGGAGGAAACATGCGAATCAAAGTCAATACCAACCAAGAGCCGGTAGGGCAAGTGCCGGTTATTTTTAATGCCAAAAAGGAGGGCAAATAAATGGACGCACAAAAACCAGAAATCCAAGACGTGGCCGCACCAGCCATAGCCGTAGACGAGAACGGGGAAATGGTGGCAATTGAGCAACCGGAGGAACAGCAATGAATCCACTAAAGAAGATCCTAGACGGCGTCGTCGGCGCATTCGTTTGCGAAGACGGCGGAATTTACAAAGGGCAATGCCCACAGCTCCCAAAGTACCTAGCACGCCAGACGGGCGTCAATTGGACGGGAGCAACCGGGCACGGCAGAACCACCGTGGACACGCTCGTGGCGCTTGGTGGCTACTACGGCGAGGGCAGGGATTACCGAATCTGCTCCTGCGAGGTAGCCGGAAGCGAATACGGGCACACCTGGGTAGAGATTAAAGAGAACGGCGAGTGGAAGATTTACGAGCAGAACATCAAGCGCACCGGAGCCAAGACGGCAAACTTCGGATGCGGCACGGTCTACTCGGTCACTACGGTACCAATCAGCCAACGCGGCTCATGGCGCACCAACATCCGATACGCAGGACACCCGGCAATCGACGCCTACGTTCGCGACCACCAACCAGCACCAGCGCCAGCGCCCAAGAAAAGCAACGAAGAAATCGCAGACGAGGTCATCGCCGGGAAATGGGGCAACGCTCCGGAGCGATATGAGCGCCTAGAAGCCGCCGGATACGACGCACAGGCAATCCAAGCCATAGTCAACGCTAAAATGGCACAGACGAGCCCTCAGGCGCCAAATACGGCACAATTCAAAGTGGGCGACACGGTAGTCCCGACAAAGCTCGTGGATTACAACGGCACGCCACTCGTCCAGTACGATCCAAGCTACACCATCACGGAAATCAACGGCGACCGAGCCGTACTCAGCGCCCGGGGAGCCATCTGGGCCGCGATGAACACGGCGAACATCCGGAGGGCATAAGAAATGAGCAACGAAACCAAGGCAACGCTCGTCGCATGCGTGGCATTCGTCGTTTGCGCATTCGTAAACGCGGCCGAAGCGGCGAAGCACGAAAACCCGGTACTCATGGTGGCGAATTTAATCATCATGCTGGCATTTATAGCCGGAGGAATCAGGACGCTAGACAAGGGGAGCGGCAATGGCTGGGCATGACGGGCGCAAGAGAAGCTGGCAATGGGAACAGCGCAACAGGCGCATGAAAAAGCAACGCAGACAGAAGACGCGCGACATTCGCAACAGGATCCAGGCAAGCACCAAGACGTGGGAGGAATTGAAGCAAGAGTCCATCCGTAGACACGGAGGGAAGAAATGACGCAAGGATTGCGAGTGCTTGAACTCTTTGGCGGGATTGGCGCCTTCACAAAGGCGCTGGAACGCCAGGAAATACCCCACACGGTCGTCGACTACGTAGAAATAGACAGATACGCCGTAGACAGCTACAACGCCATCCACGGCGCAGAATTTCAGCCCCAGGACGTAACCAAGTGGAGCAAAGACGTGCCCGTCGATTTCATCATGCACGGGAGCCCGTGCCAGGACTTCTCGCTCGCCGGACGACAAGCCGGAGGCGACGAGGGAAGCGGCACCAGAAGCTCCCTGCTTTACGAAACGCTCAGAATCGTAGAGAAGACGCGGCCACGATTTGTGCTCTGGGAAAACGTCCGGAATTTGGTGAGCAAGCGCCACCGGCACAATTTCCAGGCGTACCTCGACAGGATGGAAGAAATGGGCTACGAGAACAGCTGGCGAATCATGAACGCCAAGGACTACGGAATCCCACAGAACAGAGAGAGAGTATTTGTCATGAGCATAAAGCGCACAGAAGCCACCCCGGAGCCGAGTTTTGCCTTTCCAGAGCCCGAACCACTCCAGCGCCGGCTCGTAGATTTCCTGGAGCAGAACCCGGACGAGAAGTACTACCTGAGCGAGCAAGCCCAGAAGACGTACCAGCGCGAATTCGGAAGCAAGGGCAAGAAGCTCACCGGCGACACCAGCCCAACGCTTACAGCGAGCATGGGCACCGGTGGAGCCAACACGCCATGGCTTGACGAGCAAGAGCTCCACATAAAGACAGCCAACAGCAAGGGATACGACACAGCCACGCACGGCGACGGCGTGGATTTGGCATACCCGGACTCGACCACGCCGCGTGGTCGAGTGGGGCACGGAGTAGCCAAGACGATACCAACCAGCGACAGCCAGGGCACGGTGGACAACGGCAGAATCAGGAAACTCACGCCACGGGAATGCTGGCGCTTGATGGGCTTTGACGACGAAGACTACGCCAAGGCGGCCAAGGTCAACAGCGCGACACAGCTCTACAAGCAAGCCGGGAACTCCATCGTGGTAAACGTGCTAGAAAAGATAATAAACCAGCTCCCACTCGGGGCAGAAAGGACGCAATGAGCAACAGATCAGGAATCAGGAACCGGTCAGACATTGGCAGGTTCAGGCGTGAACTTCTCAGGAAGCGCAAGCAAGAGCGCCAGAATCGCAAGGAAGCGAGGAACCGGAAATGAGCGAGCAAGAGATAAGGCTAAACGGCGACGATTGCCAGCCACCAAAGCTCGTCCCATTAAGCCAGATGAAACCCCATGAGAAGAACCCCAGGTACATCAAGAATACGGACTTTGAAGCGCTCAAGCGAAGCCTGACACAGGATCCAGAAATGCTCTGGCTACGCCCCATCGTGCTGAGCCGAAAAGACGGCAAGACAATCATCGGAGGCAACCAGCGATACCACGCGCTCAAAGCCCTGGGCGTAAAGGAAGCCCCGGCGATGATTTCAAAGATGAGCGACGCCAAAGAGCGACGCTTCATAATCAGGGATAACGTAAACAACGGGGAGTGGGAATACGAAATCCTGATGGAAGAATACGCCAAGGAAGAACTAGAAGACATGGGCTGGCGCGATGACCGCGACGACAACTGGGAGGAACAGCCAGACGAGGAAGAAGAACTCGAAATCATCGAAGACATGCCCCCAGACGTTGAAGAAGAACCAATCAGCAAGCCCGGCGAGATTTACAGACTGGGCAACCACGTGCTCGGATGTGGCAGTAGCACCGACCACGCATTCCTGGACGAGCTGATGAGCCACGTCCAGATACCCGGCGAAGAAGAACCGAAAATCGCGTGCATCTTCACGGATCCACCATACGGAGTGGACTACAAGAGCCAGGCGCACGGGAGCATTAAGAACGACGCGCTCGGTCGCTCCGGCACTTACCAGCTCCACGTGGACGCGTTCCGGAACGCCGTGCGATACACAGCCCCCACGGCGGCCATTTACGTCTGGCACGCCAGCAGATACCAGCGCGACATTGAAGACGCGCTGAACGCCACGGGAATCACGGTCAAACAACAGCTCATCTGGAGCAAGGGCTTCAATTTAGGACGCGACGACCACCACTGGGCGCATGAGCCGTGCTTTTACTGCCACTTGGACGGGCAACGGGCGAAATGGTACGGTGGCCGCGACAAGCGCACGGTTCTGGATTACAGCCCCAAAGACCTCCAAGCCATGCCAAAAGAACAGCTGGTAAAGGCAATCAAGGCGCTCCAGCAGGAAACCACCGTCTGGGCAATCCAAAAAGACAGCGTGGCGAATTACCTGCACCCCACACAGAAGCCGGTGGAACTTTCAGCAAGAGCAATCAGGAACAGCAGTAGGGCAGGGGAGCTGGTCGCCGATTTCTTCGGAGGCTCCGGAAGCACACTGATGGGCGCAGAGCAGACGGGCAGGCATTGCCTGGCAATTGAGCTCGATCCGCGCTTTTGCGACGTCATCAGGCGCCGGTGGTACCGGTTCACGCAACACTTACTCAAGGACGACGACGACTCCGGCTGGGTAGACGCCACGGCACCAATCAACCAGGAGGCAAAATGAGAATCATCAAGACAGCAGAGCGCTACGCTTTCAAAAAGGAATACTACAGCCCGAAGACCAAGAGCAAGCACACGGCGTCCATCGTCGTGCTCGTGACCAAAGACGCAGACGGGCGAAGCCAGATGACGGTAGAGGGCGACGGCAAGCACCAGGAAGCCCTGGAGGTCGCGTGCTTTGAATTCGTTTCATCGGATCCAGCACGTGCCGAAGCCGTCGGCGAATTAATCGCCCAGGCCGCCCGGTTCGTCGCAGGACTAGACGGCGAGAAATGGACAGACGGAGGGAAGATCTGATGCCGAAGATAGCCAAGACACGACTACCAAGGGAAATACTCGTGCTCGGCAACGCACGCATGTGGCTTCACATTTTCAAAGCCATGCCACGCAAGGAATTTCTCGAGTACCCGGAAAAAGTCCGGAAATTTGACGACATGACCGTAGCCGAATACTACGCCTGGCGACGAGTGCGCGACGCACGCGACAACGAGAAGCTCTGGCAGGACATCCAGAAGACCACCGAGGGCTACCCGGCCGCCGAGGGCACAATCCAGCGCCAGCACCACGTCGACCAATACAAGCACGAAGCGATGATGAACCCCAACCAATCGTGGGAAACCACAGAGAACGGCGCGCTTCATAAGGCAAGCCGTGATACAATTAAAAGCATAAACGGAGGAACCGAGAAAATGCTAAAAGGAATAGTAGAAATCAACGAAAAAGGGCTCCCAGTAGAGCACGTGGTCTTCATGGGCAAGAAATACCCGGTCACACCGGACATGAAGACGATAAAAATCGAGGGCGTGAACTTCACAATCGTCCACCCGGAAGCCCAAGCCGAAGCCAAGGCTAAGGCAAAAGAAAAGGCACCGGAGCCAAAGGCTGAGAAGCCAGCCAAAGCCAAGGCTGACAAAAAAGCCAAGAAATAACCGGCTGACGTTTCCAGACCGGAAATCCCACAAAACTAGCTGACGAGCGTAAAACGGAGGGAGCATGAATAACGAAGCAAGAAGACAATCACTACTGGCGCTTTGGTGCGACATCGCTGAGGACAAGAGCCTGCAGGTACACCTCAGGCTCAAAGCCAGCGAGTACGCGGCCAAGGCGCTGGGGCTGATTGGCGACACGCCCGGCGTGGCAATTATCCAAGAAAAAGACGAAGCCACCAAGCAACTGGAGGCTTTGACGTTCGCACAGCTAGAAAAAATCGCACAAAGCACGACTGCTGAAATTATGAACGCACAGGAAGCCCTGTGTGCCCCGGCAGACGTCAAAAACGATACGACACCCACCTCACACACTCAACAGCCCACAGAAGCCACGCTAGGCACCAATAACGGCATAATGGCAAGTGGAGTGGTAAAATGACACCCGAAACTGCCCACTTGCTCCAACGAAAAGCGAAAATCTTGCTCGCCCGGCAAAGTTTGTGGCATTACTGCCAGCTACGAACGCCGGCTTTTTATTTGAACGACCGGCACTACCTGAAGATGATGGCAGACCGGATCCAGAATTTCCTGGAAGACCGGAGCCAGCACTTCCTGATCATCAGCACGCCACCACGCCACGGCAAGACGCTGACAGCCCAGCACGCCAGCGAGTGGGTACTCGGGCGCAACCCCAGGGCGTGCATTATCACCGGGAGCTACAACGAGATACTGAGCCAGCAATTCAGCAAGTCGGTCAGGAACAGCATCCAAGAAGTCAAGGCAGACGAAACCCGGACGGTTTACAGCGACATCTTCCCCGGCATAAAAATCAAGCGAGGCGACGCCAGCGCCAAGCTCTGGGGCATTGAGGGCTCACCAACCACCAACTACCTGGCAACCAGCCCCGGAGGCACGGCGACCGGCATCGGCGCAAACGTGCTCATTCTGGACGACACAATCAAGAACCCGGAAGACGCGTACAACACCAGGACACTGGACGGCATCTGGCAATGGTTCACAAGCAACCTCATGCAACGCACCGAGGGCGCCGATTACAAAATCATTATCATCGCCACCCGGTGGGCAAAGGGCGACCTTTCCGGACGAGTGCTAGACCACTACCCCCAGGCGCAAGAAATCAAGCTCAAAGCCGTCCAGGAACCAGGAATCATGCTGGACAGCAGGATCCTAAGCTGGGAAGATTACCAGCTGAAGACGCAGGAAATGAACCCGGACATCGCCGAAGCCAACTACAACCAAGAGCCGATAGACCGAAAAGGCGTTCTCTACCCGGAGCTGATGGAGTGGGCAGAACTCCCGGCAGACTTACCAGCCACGGTTTATGCCCGGTGCGACACGGCAGACACCGGCACGGATAACCTCGTCACGATTTACTACCGGAAAAGCCAAGCCGGCGACCTTTACGTAACGCATTTATACAGCTCAGACGAGCCAATGGAAACCACGGAGCCAGCAACCGTGCAGGACATCAAGGAAACCGGATGCGCAGAAATCAAGATCGAGAGCAATAACGGCGGCCGGGGCTTCGCACGGAACATCGAGCGATTGCTCTCCCAGACGGGCACGCCGTGCTCGGTCGTGAGCGTTCCCCAGAGCAAAAACAAGGAAGCCAGAATCATGGCGAGTGAAACATTTGTAAAGCGCCACGTTTTCATGCCCCCCAATTGGCGCCAGAAATACCCGGAAGCGTACCGGAACATCACCACGTACATGCGTGGCGGCCGGAACCAAAAAGACGACGAAGTGGACGTGCTGGCGAGCCTTTACGAAGACAACGCGATGCGTGAAGCCGACGTGCAGGACATCGGGATTATAAACAGCCCCGGAGCGCGCCGACGCGCCCAATTCACACGGAGCTGGTAAAAAAACATAACCAAAAAAACGCAACCGTGCTACAATAAAAACAAAAGGAGGCACCAAGAAATGAAAGGGAAAAAAGCATGACGGGCGTAGCAGAGATGATGACACTGGCAGGAACAGTGGTCACTACTCTCGGCACCATCTGCGTGGCCGCGATCACCACGGGCTACAAGAGGCAGACCAAGCAACACGCCGACGACATAGAGGCACAGGTGCTACGGGCAATCGAGGAGCTCAAGGGCGAGCTCAACGCCAACAGCCGAATGACCGTAGCGAACACCAGGAACATAATCGGTCGGATTTACTCATCCGGCAAGGAAGAAAAAGCCCTGACCGAAAAGGAATGGAATAACGTCGTAGATTTATACGAAGCGTACAAGAGCGTCACCATTGACGGACACACACCAAACAGCTGGTGCGACGAATTAGTCAATGAGATGAGGACTTGGAAGAAAATCTAACAAGGAGGAACCATGGCAGAAGACAACGCGCCACAAACCCCACAGGAAGCCGTAGAAGCGGCGAAAAACGAAAAGACGGACAAAATACCAGCAATCCTACGCCGGAGCCCGTCAGCGGCCCGTATTCGCGAAAAAAGGGCAAGGACAGCCACGGTAGTAACCTACGCGCTCACAGCCCTGCTTTGCTTCATGGCCGCGTTCATTTTAATAACCGGCAAGGAAGACAAGAACGGAATCATCGCCGGAGCAATGGTGGTAGCCACGGGCGCCATCCAGTTTTACTTCGGAACCAAGACGGGAGGAACAGATGTCTAGCACTTATTACAAACCACCGGTCAGATTTACGCTCCCAGTAGGCACGGAGCCGGACACCGAGTCCATCAAAAAAGCCGTAGAGGAAATCAAGAATCGCAAAGACCGATACCAGCAATTAGACGATTACTACACCGGCGAGCAAGCAATTCTCGACCGGACGATGAACAGCGACGCGGCCAAAAACAACAGGCTCGTGAATAACTTTGCGAGCTACATCGCCGACATTTCAGCCGACTACTTACTCGGCAACCCGGTAGATTACATCGTGCCGGACGAAAAAGAGCTGGACTTGAGCGCAATCATGACGCGATACAAAGAGCAGAACATGAGCGACTTGGACAGCGACCTGGCACTCAGCGCCAACATCTTCGGAGTCGCGTACGATTTGACATTTACAGACGACAACAGCGAAGCCAACACGGTAGAGCTCGACCCGCGCAACACGCTGATGGTTTACGACGACAGCGTCCAGCACGGTGAACTCTTTGCGATTACTTGCGCAACGCTCAAAGACGACAAGGGCAAGGAATACACGGTGGCGACCGTTTACACAGCAACCGAAGTGATAGACGGAACACTCAAGGACGACAAATTCACGGAAACCAGCCGGAAGTCCCACTTCTTCGGAGCCGTGCCGGTCGTTGAGTACATGAATAACAAGAAGCGAATCGGGAGCTTTGAACCGGTGCTAACGCTCATTGACGCTTACAACATCATCCAGAGCGACCGAGTAAACGAACGGGAGCAACTGGCAGACGCCATCCTGGTGCTCAAGAACTTTACACTCGACGCCGAGAAGCAGGCGAACCTCCGGGATTTGCGCTTGATTACCAGCGTACCACCAGACGGCGACGCCAGCTACCTAACCAAGCCCCAGAGCGAGCAGGACGCAGACACGCTGAAGAAATCACTGGCAGACGACATCCACAAATTCAGCAAGACGCCAAACCTTTCAGACCAGAACTTCGTAGGCAACAGCTCCGGCGTTGCTTTGAATTACAAGCTCCTGGCATTTGAAGAAATCACCAAGACGCGCGAGCGCCACATGGAGCGAGGGCTGAAGAAGCGCCTGAGCCTTTATTTCAATCTCGCCAATAAGCTCACGCAGGGAGCCGGCGGCAAGACCACCAAAGACCTGGCGACCGTGGACATCGTCTTCAATAGGAACCTACCGAAGAACGACTACGAAACCAGCCAGATGATCGTAAACTTACAGGGAATCGTCAAGGAAGACTACCTGGTCAAACAGCTGAGCTTCATCGACAACGCCGAAAAGGCACTCGTCGAGAACGAGCCAGACCAAGCCCCAGAATCCTACCCGGACGTCACGGCAGAAGAAGCCGTAGCAGAGCTGGAGCGCCAGCTAGACGCAGAAGCACAGGAAGAAGCCGACACCCTAAACGAGGAGTAGGGCGATGGCAGAGCAGACGAAATACCAGAAACGCAAGGTCTGGATGAACACGGCCGCGTACACGGAAAAGGCGAACATCGCCCTGGAAGAAGAAACGGTCAGGAAGACGCAAGCAATTTATAAGCAAGCCGCCAAGGACATACAGCGCCAAGTGGACGGGCTCTACGCCGAGATTGGCAAACTCGGCGAAGCCAACCACTGGGATTTTAATACCAAGAAGCTGGCAACCAAGAAGACGGTGGCAGAGCTCAGCAAGGCAATAGACAAAGCAGGGCTCACGGACTTAGTGCCGGAGCCTTTGCGCAACAGAATGGGCGTAGTGCAAGCCAAAGAGCTGAACATCTGGCTCAGGATCCACCAAGCCGGACAGGACAGCCACACGCTCACCAAGAACGCGCTGATGAAGACAATGCAGAACTCCGGCAAGGCGTGGCAAAGCGCCGTAAGCGCCGGAGCCGACAGCTTCGTCGGATTTGACCGGAACATCTGTGGGTACATGATGGGCATGAACTGGGAGGGAGGAAACTTCAGCTCCCGGCTCTGGAACGCCGGCGACGAAACATGGTACAAAGTCAAAGAGGAACTCACCCGGGCAATGGCGAACGGGCAACAGCCAGCCACCACTCAGAAGCACTTGGAAAACATCCTGCGCACAGCACACCAGCCAAACAAGACGGACTCCGGTGGGCTGGCTTACGCCGTAGAACGCATTATACGCACGGAAACAGCCAAAGCCAGCACGGAGGCAGACCTGGCACGGTGGCGCGAGATGGGCGTTGAAAAAGTCCAATGGAGCGCCGTATTTGAAAAGAACACGTGCGAGCATTGCCGAGAGCGCGACGGCAGGATTTACGAACTCAAAAAGGTCATGCTAGACCAGCCACCAATCCACCCCAACTGCCGGTGCACGTTCATACCTTACGACGACACCACCAAGAACGACGACGACACCACGCTCTACAAAGACAGCGACGGCGAATACCAGGAAGTCCAATGGGCGCCGTACAACAGCGTCATAGACGAAGCAGGACAGCTCCGAAGCACAGCCCTGCCCGTTGACTCATACTTCTGGCGATTAAGCCCCTGGACGACATACCGGCCGCCCAAGGCGCAATTTTCATACCAGGGCGAAATAGAGCGACCGGTGGTAGATTTGGTGGAACGCACGGCGAAGACTATCTCCGACCAATTCCCGGAGTTTGCGAACCGGATGGCTCAGCAATTCCAGGACGAAATCACGCTCCACCGAGGAGGCTCACTCATTGAGGGCGCCCACCTGGCGAACGTCGGTGGCTTGGTCGATTACGATGGCAGGCAAGTGACAATCACCTACCCGACCAACCCGTCCGGAGGCAGAACCCTCAAGCAGATGCAGGACTTGGCGACGGCGAACTACAAGCGCCACTTCTGGTCATCGCCAAAGGAAAACCACACCATCGTCCACGAATTCGGACACGTTCTCAGCCGGGAGCTAAAAGCCAGGGGAATCAGCGAAGAAGACATCATCAGGCGAGCCACGGGCAAGCGTGGGCTCAAGCAGGCGTTGGAAGTGCTCAAAGCCGACATTTCAGAATACGCAGGCAAGAACGCCGGTGAGGGCTTTGCTGAGCTCTTTGCTAGGGGCATGTCGCAGGATCCAAAGCTGATGAACCAGACGACGGCAAGATTTATGAACGAGCTGAAGACGGCACTAGACCAACCCGTGAAACGTACCCGGATAAGCGTCCAGAGCCCGTCTGGCGCGATTTCAGCCAAAGCACCACTCTACACCACGGAGCAAAGCTGGAAGAACGCCCTGAGCTTTGACGAGCGCCGGGCTTTGCGCACTTACAGCGAAATGGGGTACGAAGAAATCAACAGCAAGCTACGCAAGGGCTACGATCCAGCCAAGGCGACCGGGCTCAAGAGCACAACGGAAAAGGTCATAGACCGAGTGGACACTTCCCTGGCGAAATACACCAACGCCGAGAAGATGACCGTCTGGCGCGGCATTAACAACACGGACAGCTGGCGAGCTTCCGGCAAGACCATCGGCGGCCTGAAGCTGGGCGACACATTCACGGAAAAGGCGTACAGCTCCACCAGCATAAATAAAACGGCACAATTCGCGCTTGGCGACAAAGCCGTGCTCTTTGAAATCAAAGTACCAGCCGGCACAGGACTCGGCGCGCCCATCACAAACATCAGCTCCTACAGCAACGAAGCCGAATTCTTAATCAAACGAAACGCGACCTTCAAAGTCACCAAAATCGCCAAGAACCAGACGGTCGGAAGCCGGACTGGGCTCACGATTATGACGCTGGAGCTGAAGCCATAAAGCGCCCGTGCTTGACTTTCCGGAACGTCGCACAATTTCCGAAGCAACCATCAAGCAACACTAGCCAAAATGAACACAAAAATGATAACAGGGGTAGAGCCATAAACACAATGAAACGCAAGCCGAAAAAAATGGCACAGCCGGGGAGTTATGGGGCAATAACGACAAATCTGAAATAGACGCATAAGCAACCGGAAATCGCCCGAATTTTTAATGTCGCAAAATAATCAAAACGGGCACTCGTTGACTTTCCGGGATTTGATGCCGTGGGCTTTCAGCACGCGCTCCACCACGCACCGAGCCTCCCACCAGCCACGGCACACGTACGACTCGAAACCACAGCCAGCCATCGCGGCCAACCACTCACGCTCGTCCTTGGACGCGTAGCTCTTCCCGGCCGCTTCCGGCTTCTTCAGCTCAATGACAATGCGCACGTCCGGCGGGCAAAAGACGAACCAATCAGGAACCCCGGCTTTGACGCCCATACGACGACGCAGAGCGCCCAGACGAGCGCGCTCGGCTTTATTTCTGCCCGGGTTTTCATTGGCGACATGGAAACCACGCAAGCCCGGGTACGAGCGACCGGCGACTTCCAGCCAATCATTGAACGCACAGCTCTCGCGAAATTCCCATTGAATCATAATTTCATTATAAAAAAACGCGCCCGGAAGCGCAATGGGCGTGGGAGCCGGACTCGAACCGGCGTGCTCCTGGTCATGAGCCAGGCGAGGGAGCCACTCCTCAATCCCACGGGGCAATTATACCACAAACCAAGAGCCGTCCTGCGAGAACGGCTCCTGGCACCCCGAAAAGGGGATAAGCAAGACGGAACAGCGTGGAAGACGCAACCCGTCTCAGGCAACATCAGGTGGATTAGAGGAAACTAAGACCACCCGATAACACCATTATAACAGAAAAGCAAAAGGGGAACTATTGACAATTGGCTTTTTATGCTACAATAAAAACATAAGCTGACGAGCGTAAAACGGAAAAGGAGGAAAATATGAGCGAGAACGAAAAATCGCAGAATACCAAAGAAACCACCGAGCAGGACGTCGACATGCAAGAGCAGAACGACAAGCAGGAGTCCGAGAAAAAGGACAACGAGCAGAAGTTTACTCAAGCAGAGATGGACAGAGTCATCTCGGAGCGCCTGAAAAAGGCAGAAGCCAAGAAGCAAAAGGACGTCGATGAAGCCGTCAAAAAGGCGATCGCCGATTATGAACGGAAGCAAAAGATGACCGAAGCCGAGCGAGTAGCAGAGGCAAGCAAACAGCGGGAAGCCGAACTAACCAAGCGCGAGGAAGAACTGGCAATTCGCGAGAACCGGAATCACGCCATAGAAGAACTCACAAAGAAGAACATACCTACCAGCCTGGTGGCATACATCGCCACAGCAGACGCCGAGGAAACGGACGAGAACATCGCGGCATTTGAAGCAGACTGGAGCAAGGCACTAGCCGAAGCCATCAAGGACGCGGCCAAGGGTTCAGCTCCACGCGATCCACGCTCAACCGAGGACAAAGGCGCAAGCAAGGCGAAGTACACCGGCACGCAGGTATTATAATCAAGAAAGGAATCACAATGGCACGACAAGACGCATTGTCAATTTACACCGACGACGCCAAGACCATCAAAGATTTGCTCTCCGAGCGCTACGATGCCGTCGTCGAGAGCGTGATGCACGAAGCCATCAGCTCCCAAATCAAGAATAACAACCTCAGCGGCGATCCACGCGCTGGCTCCGTCGAAGTTTCTCGCTTCGCAAACAGCCAGGCTAAGGCATACGGCACCGCCCGTGCCGCCGGCGCAGGCGACAAGCTCGTCAACTCCGGCAAGGTCACCGTCGCCATCGACGTAGACCGCGAGATCACCACTGAAATCGAGCGCAAGGACATTCGCTTCAAAGGGCTCGCCGACATCTTGGCTTCTCGCACCCGCAACCACGGTCAGACCGTAGTCGTTGACTTGGATACTGCCTTCTTCGCAGAAGCCGTCAGCGCCGCGACAGCCGTAGACATCACCGGGCTCACCAAAGTAGCCGAAATCGTCGACAAGGCGATTGAATCCGTCGTCAACGTAAAGAACGCATGGGTAGAGGGAGTAAACCGCAACGAGGTAGCCGTCACGCTAGACAGCGCCACTTATGACAAGCTCCTCCGCGAGCACGATTTCTCGCCAATCAACGAAACCACCGTGCAAGCTGGCCGCATGGGCCGCTACCACGGCGCGACCGTTTACGAGAACATCCGTCAGACCGTGAGCGTCATTGCTCAGCGCATCGAGTCCATCGCCCAACCGGTCGTCATGGACGAGTACGACACCCCAGAGCGAATCCAGCTCTCCAACGCTTTCGCGACCGCGCTGTTTTACAGCTACGGCACCAAAGCCGTAACCCCAGACTTAATCTTCAAAGCCAACATTGAGGATTAGTCACCAGAACCCTGAGCTCCGGCAGGTAAAGACCGGAGCACCAAAGAAAAGGAAGACATCACAATGGAAGACAGCCAAAAGGATACGATACTGGGCTACGCGAAGATCCTGAACCCGGCACTCCCGGACAAGACGGACGAAACGCTGAGCTACGTCGCAGACGAAGTGGCAGACCGAGTGATGCTTTACTTAAACGCCCAGACGATAAACCCGGCGCTGAACCGGGTAATTGCGCGCATCATTGTCGGCATTTACGCCCAAGTGAGCGACAGCACCACCACAGGTGGCGTCTCGGAGCGCGAAGTCAAGTCAGTAAGCGACAACGGGCAGAGCGTGAGCTTCGGAACCGACGCCAAGAATTACCTGGCAACGGCAGACGACGACCGGCTCTTCTCGGGGTTTGCTGGCATCCTTAACAGATACAGGGAGGCGAACTGTGGAGATACCGGGATCCTTCAGAAAAGCGATAGCTGACACCTTCTATGACAAGCCCGTAACCCCGATGACGGTGGAAACCATCACGGACGCAGAGGGAGGAGTCAAAAAGGAAGCCAGAGCGGCCGGCGAGCCGGTGCTCGGCAACGTTCAGCCGGTCAGCAATGAACTGAGGGAAGCCCTGCTAGGGCAATCAATCAAGGCAGACGTGAAAATCACCACGTCTGACGCACTGAGAGCCACCACAGGCGACCTCGTGAGCATAAACGGCGAGATTTACGAAATCACGGACGCGAAGCGATACGACAGCCACCAAGAGCTCCTAGCGAGCAGATGGGTAGCGCCATGAAGCTGAGCGTAAAAGTCCTCGGACAAATGCGCGTGAACGATTATCTGAACCTAGACGCACGCTTTGACAAGCGGCGAGCCTTTACAAGAGCCGGGCTCCACGTGGAGCATTCAGCACGAATGAAATCACCATACCGAACCGGGCACTTGCGCAGGAACATCGTAAGCCAAGCAGACGACAAGGAAGCAGAAATCGGCGTAGATTTGAACGTGGTACCATACGCATGGTACCAGGAAGCCGGAACCTCACGAATGAGCGCCCACCCTTACCTGCGCCCCGGACTAGAATCAAGCCGGAACGCAATCGTTCGCATCTTTCAGGACGAAATGCACAAAGCAATAAACGGAGGAACAGCATGAGCATAAAAAGCGACGTTTACAACCTGCTCGTCCAGACTTTCAGCGGCACGCCGGTGACGGTTCGGCAGAGCAACCAGGGAGTAGAGTCAGCGCTCCCAGCCGTCACCTTCCAAGGGCTCAACATTTCAAACAACCGCGACTTAGACGGCGAAATTTACAGCCGAGAAGTGAGCGTCCAGATAGACGTCTGGTCGCACAGCTCCCCGGAAACCAGCCAGCTAGAAGACACGGTGGAAGAAGCGATGAGAGCGGCCGGATGGGGCATGAGTGGAAGCCAGGACGTACCTGACGAAGACAGAACGGTCTACCACAAAATGTTGACCTTTGATACAATAAGAACATAAGCATAAAGGAGATTAAAATGGCAGGAATTAAAGCAATCGGCTCGAAGCTGAGCGTGAACACCGGCACCGAGCAAGCTCCAGTCTGGGAGCGCATCGCCAACCTAACCAGCATTGGCGAAATCGGACTAGAGTCCGACGAAATCGACGCGACAACCCTGGATACCACCGGCGATTTCAAGGAATACATCGGTGGCGCCAAAGACGGCGGCAACATTGACCTAGCCGGCAACATTGTCACCGACACCGGACTAGCCCAGATGTACGCACTCGCCAACAGCCGCGAGATCAAGCAATTCAAGATTGAGTACCCACTCAAGCAAGGCGAAACCAAGGCCGCTTTCTGGACGGTTACTGGCTACGTCAACAGCTGTAAGGACGGCGAGAAGACCGTCGACGGCTTGCTGACCTTCAGCTCCGGCATTCGCGTGTCCGGCGCGCCAGAATTCACACCAGGCGAAGCCTAAACCAAAGTAAACCATAAAAGCAAAGGAACGAAATGGAAGAAAAAATCAAGTCAATCAGACTAACAGCAACCCGTCTAGCAAAGTGGGAACGCATGCTGGGCTTTGCGCTTACGCAACTGACCGACGCAAACCTCGGATTTAATGCGTTTGTAACGATGCTACAAGCCGCTGGGCTTACCGACGAAGAAATCGACAAGGCAAGCGAAGAAATGGGGCTAGAGAAGTTTTGCGAAGCATGCCAAAAAGCCCTGATGGACTCCGGGCTTTTCAAGCAGGCGACGGAGCCACAAAGACCACCAAGGGCGAACCAAAAGTAGCCTTTGACTCCTTCGCAGAATTCTGGGCAAGCAACGAAGAAGATGCAATCGCAATCGGACTCACGATAGACCAGTGGTGGCAATTAACACCAAGAGAGGGCAGGCTTTATTTCAGCGCATACCGAAAACGGCTGGAGCGAGAATTCAAAGCACGCGACACGGCGAATTTCATCCTGGGCAAGTACATCGGGATTGCTGTGAACGCACCAAAGAAATACCCCCACGAACCAATGAGCGCCGGCGAATTCAATGAGCCGGAGGAAAACCAGACGCTCATGGACGAAACGGACGAAGCCAAAATAAACGCCCTATTTGGCGCGTTTTCAGCAAAAGCCGATAAACTACCATCTGCGACCGAAAAATCGCAGGAAGCGCCCTCTACGCAAGCCACAGAGCAAAAATAACGAAGCGAAGGAGCAAGCATGGCAAACGTGAATAAACTTTCAGTCAAAATCACCGGCGACTCGTCCGGTTTGAAAAAGGCAAGCAAAGAAGCCCAAAAAGACATCGCGGCCGTCGGCTCGTCTGCTTTGTCGTTGAAGAAGATAGCCATCGGTTCAGCGATTGGCAACATGCTCGGCGGCGCGATCACCGGAGCCATCCGGGGCATAAACAACGAACTCAGTAACGCAATACAACGGTTTGACGCCGTGAATAACTTTGCGAGCGTGATGAAAGGGCTGGGCATCGCAACCGAAGACAGCGAAACTTCAATCCAGATGCTACGCCAAGGACTAAAAGGGCTCCCCACTGACCTCACGGCCGCAATCGCGGCCACGAAGCGCCTCGCCGCCACCAACGGCAACATCAAGGCGTCAACCGACATGTTCCTGGCGCTTAACAACGCCGTGATAGCCGGTGGCTCCACAGCAGAGATGCAGGCGAGCGCAATCGAACAGCTCAACCAGGCGTACGCCAAGGGCAAGCCGGAAATGCAGGACTGGAAGATCCTACTGCAAGCCATGCCAGCACAGCTCAAGCAAGTAGCTCAGGCGATGGGCTACGCTTCCAGCTCGGAGCTCTACCAGGCATTCCACGCCGGCAAGGCAAGCATGGACGAATTCATGATGACCATGATAAAGCTAAACAAGCAGGGAGGCGCCGGATTTGACAGCTTTGCGAAGCAAGCACAAAGCTCGGCCGCAGGCGTCCAATCAGCGCTCACGGTCGCAAAATTCGCAATCCAGGACGGCATAGCAACCATCATGAACGAAATCGGCAGGGCGAACCTCGCCGGCTTCTTCGCAGGAGTAGCCAACGCGATAGGAACAGCGGCGAACTTTGTGGCCGCGTTCGTAAGGGTAATCAAGGAAGCAATCGCCTGGCTAAGCGCGCTCTTTGGCTTTGGTGGATCCGGAAGCACGAACAGCATCGTAAAGACAACCGGCACGGCAAAAGACAACCTAGCCGGAGCGGCAACGGGAGCCAGCAACGTAGCAAGTGGGCTCGGCAACGCAAACAAGCAAGCCAAAAAGCTGGCGCAACAGCTGGCAGGATTTGACGAGATGAACGTCCTACGGGAGCCAGCGCAAGCCAGCTCCGGTGGTGGTGGATCCGGCGGCGGTGGTGGAACCGGCGCAGGAGCAGGAATTGGCGACTACGAATGGGATACGAGTGGGCTCCTAAAAGCCGAAGACACAATCGGGAAAATCGCCGAGAAAATCAAAAAGATTTTCAGCGAGATCTTCAAAGATTGGGACTTTGAAAAAATCGGCAAGAGCATCCAAAAATTCGCAGGACAAGTCAAGAAATTTATGGAGCCAATCGGCAAAATCATCGGCGACATTTGGAAGAATTACATGCAACCGTTTCTCACTTGGACAGGGAACAGCCTCCTACCGGCAACGCTGAACGCCATCGGTGGAGCGCTGGAATTTCTCGGAGGGCTGATAAACAGCCTCTGGAACGTAGCGCTGAAGCCACTGATTGACGATTTCTTAGTGCCGATAGCGCAATGGACAGGAGGGATAATCGTAGGCGTGCTGAACACGATAGGCGACGCGCTGAGCTTCCTGGCAGGGCAGACGGACGTGCTCGATTTCATCGCCGGAGTAGCCAAGCTCGCCGCAGAAGCGGCCGTAGCCGTAGTGGGCTGGAACACAGCCGCGACCTTCCTAAACGGAATCATTGGACAATTTAGAGATCAGGGGCTCCCACTTCTGATGGAAGAAACCAGGCTCGGCATGGCAGGAATCACAGCCGGAAGCCACGCCTACACAGCCGCGGCCGGAGCCGCGCAAACAGCGACCGGGCTCTTTCACATGGAAATGGGCACGCTTTCCGGAGCATTACAGAACAGCGTCATCCAGATGGGGCTCGTAGGGCTCGCAATCGCCACGCTCCAGGTGGCGACCGAGCAATACAAGCTCATGGTCATGGAATCAACCGTAGCCGAGAAAATGCGAATGGACAACACCAAGCTCAGCACGCAGGCGCAGGGCTGGTACAACGAGTCCATCCGGGAATCAAAAGACTTACTAGATCAACTCCACGGCAAGCAACTGAGCGCGGCCGAGGCAGAGCTTCGCTGGCGCGAGCTCGTCGAAACGGCAGACAAGAAGCGCCGGGAATACAACGACGCCGTAGCTAAGGGCACACTCAGCACGGACGACTTGCGCAAGATGGAGCTCGAGATGATCATCGCCGAGGGCAAGGCAACCGAAGCCAAGGAAGCCCTGACGCAAGCCCAGCGCGAAGTCAGTAGCACAATCACAGACTACGAAAACAAGCAATGGAAATCCATCGCGGCCAGCAAGCTCCAGGAAGCGGCCACGTTGGCGAACGAGGGCAGAATAAAAGAGCTCGCGAAATTCCTAGACGACTTAAGCGAGAGCACGCTGGAATACACCGACGTGAATGGCAATATGGCGAAATTCAGCAAGCAAGACACGCAGGACATGGTCAACTTCGTCAGCCAGCAGATAGCTCAGGCGAACCGGGGCTGGAGAGAAGCCTACGATATCGCCAGCTCCACCGGCAGGAAATACATGGACGTCGGCAACCAGCTGGCGCAAGAGGGCGCCAGGAGCGGCTCCAATTTCTCGGGAGGCGTCGCGTCCGGCATTACCAGGAACCGGGGAGCAGTAGGCAACAGCTCGGCAGATTTGGCACGATACGCAATCCAGATGTTCAATCAGACAGCGAAAATCAAGTCCCCATCCCGAGTGATGATGGAATCCGGTGGCTTCTTAGCAGAGGGCGTAGCGCTCGGCGTAGAAAAGGAAGAAGACACAGCCATCGGCGCAGTAAAGCACATGGGCAGGGCGATCACGGCCGCGTTCAATGCTACCCCACGGCTGGACATTGGCAACGACCTGAGTACGCAATTTGACGGGCTCACAGCCAAGGCGCAAGCCACGATGGCAATCGACAATAACAAGAACGACTCGGCAATCCAGCAACTAGCCACAGCCATCACACAGCTGAGCGACCAGCGACCGGAAGTAACGGTCAAGATTGGCGAGGAAACGCTAATCGACAAAGTGGTGGATGGAATCAACGACGCAAGCCTGATGCGCAACCGGAGCGTGATAAACTTATAAGCAGGAGGAACTAAAAATGGCAATAACGGAAACACCAATCACAGCAACACTCCTCAGAGTGAACGGCGTCACCATTCCGGCAATCAAGGCGTACAGGGTAAGCTACAAGCACCTCTGGAAAGACGCAGACCGGAACATGAGCGGCTCCGTAAGGGCGACGCTTATCGGCATCTTCCCGAAGATTGAAGTCGAAACCAGAGAAGTGCTCACCCGAGCAGAAATGCAGAGCATCTACCAAGCACTCGAGAGCGTGCCATTTTACAGCGTCCAATTCTGGGATCCAGCAACCGACACGGTCAAGACGGCAGACTACTACACGGCAGACTGGGATACTGAGCTCCTGAGTAAAAATCGCGGCCTTTACAAGGGCACGAAGATAGTCCTAACACCAGTAGATAAGAGGGCATAACCATGATAGCCATCGACCAAGCAACCAAGGACGCGCTCCAGGCGCCGGTCAAGCAAATCAAGGCGACGATCAGCTGGCAGGTGGACGAGCAGACCACGGAAGAAATCACCAGCGACGACCGAATCATCAGCATTAAAAAAGAAGCAGAGGGCTACTACTTAGCGAGCACCCTCCGAAAAGTCATTATTACAACAGCCGGCACGGACTTTGACGCACTGCTGGACACGTTCGCGACGATTACAATCCAAGTGAAGACCGGAGCAGACACGTGGGGCGAGCTTTCATGGGGAGGCTTCAGCATTTCAGAAATGGTGCGCGACGAAGCCAAGGGTACCACCACATTCACGGGCTACGGTGGCGTAGCCAGGCTCCAAGGACGCGAATACAACGGCGACGAGCTTTCATTCCCCACCACGGTCGCAGAACTCGCCCAAGAGCTGGCGAGCTTTAATTTCCTGACGCTTACCACGGACATGACGACGCTCCCCAACCACGACGCGCCAATCCCGGAAGACTTATGGGCGACCATCAACGGCACCACTTACCGCGACATTCTGGAAGAAATCGCCGGAGCCACCGGCACGCTTGCCAGAGTTTCAGGCGACGGCACGGAGCTGGAATTTGTCCAGCCACCAGTAGCAGACGCAGACGACACGCTCACCGAAGACAACCTGATAACCTTTAAAATTGGCGACAGCTGGGGCGCCGTAAACGCAGTAGTGCTCAGCCGGCAACCACAGGGCGACAACGTCGAGGTGGTAGACGAATCAGCGGCCGAGAACGGACGCGTGGACTTAGTCATCGCCAATAACGAAATCTTGGACAAGCAACGCCAAGCCACGGCACAGCCACTTCTGGACGCGACACTCGGCTGGGAATACCGGCAGGCAGAATTCAAGACGGAGGGGCACGGATACCACGAAGTCGGCGACCGGCTGGACATTACCGTGCTCGGCACCACTTACAAGACAATCATCACCAAGAGCGTGGTCACGGTGGACGGAGGAATCAAAGAACAGCTCACCAGCAAGATACCCGAGAAGATAGCCATTGACTACGCCAAGACCGGAGGAATCAGCAAGACCATCTACAACACCAGCCTGGCAGTAGACAAGCAACACCAGGAAATCGAAGCCATCGTGAGCCGGCAGGACGCGATGGACGCAGAAACAGCTGAGGCGTTTACACAGGTGCTCCAGACAATCAACAGCATCACCGCGACCGTCCAGATTTCCGGTGGCGGCAACCTTATCAAGAACTCGGTCGGCTACGGCAAGACCGCAGATGGCACGCTGACCATTTGGCACTACGCGGCCGGATCAGATAACACCAACGTAATCAGCCAGAGCTCACTAGCCAGCCTGAACGCCGGAGCGAACTCCGGCTACGAAATCGACCTGATGGACGGAGCGACAATCAGCCAGACAATCAACCTGACAGCAGGCGAGGAATACAACCTGAGCGTCCGGGCGCTCAAGGAAATCACCGGCTCGGCGACAATCACAATCAACGACGGCGTAACCGAGCACGTGCTGGAATTTGAAGACCAGCAGGCGTACAGCTGGCGCCAAAAAGACCTGAGCTTCACACCAGACACCGGCTCAATCACCGTCACGCTTTCGGCAGGAGCCGGAAGCACGGTGGCGTTCACAGACCTCATGCTCGCCCAAGGCGGCAAGACCGGATGGCGCCAAGCCAGCGGCGAGATTTACAACGCCCAAGTGAGCCTGGACACGGATGGCGTGCAGGTTCGCTCCACGGCGTACGACGGCGACTACGTAGAAATCACACCCCTGGAATTTGCCGGCTACAGCACGGTATCCGGCTCGGTCACCAAAGTGTTCTCACTGAACCGCGACATCACGGAGGTGGAAAAGCTCAAAGCCCGAAAAGAAATCACCATGAAGCCAATCAAGATCGTACCAATCGACAACAGCAACTACGCCGGCTGGGCGTTCGTAAAAACGGATAACTAAAAAGGAGGAAAATGGCAAGCAACTCAGGAAGCACAACACTACAGACAGGCTGGACGCTCAGCGTTTCATTTAATGAAACCGGCACCAACACCACAAACAACACGTCCTCCATCAACGTGAGCGCGACGATTGGACGCACCAACAGCGCTTATAAATTCAATTACACGAACGCAGGCACGCTCGCAGTTTACTGGCACGATAACAACCGGAACACGGACGTCTTAGTGGCAAGCGCCACAATCAGCGAAGTGGGCTACAACGTCGCCAGCCGTAGCGTTTCCGGAAGCATCACAGCCACGCACAAAGCAGACGGCACACTTTCCGGCTACGCCAAAGCCGTCTGGACGAAGAACGTAAGCTCCGGCTACATCCCAGCCAGCGGTAACGTAAGCACGCCAAACACGGTGCTGACCAAAATCGCCCGGCAAGTGAACATCGCGTCCGTGAACGGCTCCATAACCGACGAGAACTTCTCGCCAACGGTTACATGGACAAACAACGGCAACCGGGTAGATTTGAAATTGGAAATCCCGGGCAATTCCAGCTGGAAGCGATGGAATAACCTCCAAGGAAGCGACCGATACTCCCCCACTTTGACGCAGGCAGAAATCAACCAGCTGGTGGCGTCCATTCCGAACGCCAAGAGCCTGAGCATGCGCTTCACAATCGTCACGGTTATCAACGGAACCGACAGCTTCTGGAGCTACATAGACAAGCCATTCACAATCGTAAACGCCAACCCGGAATTCTCGGACTTCAGCTACCAGGACACCAACGCCGCCACCACGGCAATCACGGAAGACGACCAGGTGCTCATCTCGGGCTACAGCACGCTCCAGGCGACCATCAGCGCCGCCCAGCAGGCAACAGCCAAGAAGAACGCCACGATGAAGCTCTACACGTTCGCAATCAACGGCGTAAGCCAGGACGAAAACTACACCGGAAGCGCAATCACCAAGAACCTCGGCACGGTCACCCTGCCGATTAACTCAGCAACCACCACCAAAGCACTCGTTGTGACGGCACTAGACAGCCGTAGCAACGCGACAAGCGTCCAAAAGGCAATCACCATCGTCCAGTACGCCAAACCGACCGTAGCGGCCACCGCAACGCGCCAGAATGGCTTTGAAGCGAACACTACGATCACCATTTCCGGAACATTCTCGCCAATCGCCGTAAACGGCACGCCAAAGAACACGGTCGCGACGAGTGGAGGCGTCCAGTACCGATACAAGAGCACCAGCACCACCACGTGGGGAAGCTGGACGAACGCGACAGGCGTAACGGTAGACACCACCACCGGCAAAGTAACGGTGCCGAACTTCGTCATCTCGCTGGACAGCCAGCAATCATACAACGTAGAAATCAGAATCACAGACCGGCTCTTCACCACCACCGGAGCGATAACCGTAAACGTCGGTCAGCCGGCATTTTACATCGGCGCAGACGGACGCGTGAGCGTTGGAGCGATGCCAACCAGAGCCATGCCATCGGGCGACAAGGGCATGCTGGAAGTGCAGGGGCAATACTTCGGGCGACAAGGGCTCTACGGCTCGAACGTAGCCGTAGCCACGGACACCCCCCAAGGCTGGTTTAACACGCTTGGCAACGGCAAGACAATCATCATCTACACGCAGACTGGGCGCTTCGCAGGACAGCCCAGCCAGTACGGATACCTGGAAACCATCCTAAACGGCACAGAAGCATGCCAGATTTGGCACCAGCAATCCAACGGCGAAACCTACATCCGGTCAGGCAACCAAACCGGCTGGTCGTCCGGCTTCAGACGAATCCAGAACAGCACCACCTACGGCTTCTTTGCGGCCAAGTGCGTAAAGCAAGTGTCAAGCACCGGCGCCAGCTCAGCGCTTGGACTCACCAGCATAGGTGGCGATCCAGCCGGAGCGACCATGGCAGAAATAGCAAACGGACGAATCAGAATAAAAACCCCCTGCCTGGCGATACTTTCCGGAACGTGCTACGTGAGTGGAACCGGCGCACCACAGGTCTGGATCAGCGCGGCCAAGTACAACACAGCCGGAACCAGCTTCACGACATACCAGCGAATCTGGACACCACCAAACGCGACGGGTGGCATGACGCTAGTCGTGCCAGCCACGCCACTCAACTGCGAAACCGGCGAGAGCCTGACGCTCATCGGCGGGAGCGGTGGCGGCTACAAACTCGCCACCAACGAAGACAACATGTACGACACGGTGCGAGTCACGCTCTTCCAAAGATAGCCCTTGACGAAGCCAAACCGGTCAAGCATAATAGGGGTAACGGTGGGGATTGCTAACGCCCCCCGTTGACGACGGAGGAAATAGGTGCTAAAATAAGCACGGTTAGCAATCCCCAAAAAATAGACCTCCGTCAAGGAGGTTTATTTCATGGCAAAATTAAAGAAGCCACAGCAGGGCTGGGCATGGATCCCCAACGCCATCCTGCAAAACGAGAAACTCACACTAAAAGCAAAAGGGCTCTGGGTTTATTTGAACAGCAAGCCAGACGGCTGGACGTTCAGCATAGATCGAATCGCAGAAGAACAGCAGGACGGACGCGACGCCGTCCGGTCAGCAATCCATGAGCTGGAAGAAGCCGGGCTTTTAATTAGAACCCGGACGAGCATCGGCACCGGCTGGGATGACGACTACACGCTCCGGACAAAAGCCAGCGTGGGAAATTCCTACGTTGGAAAATCCCACGTAGGAAAACCCGACGACTTAATAAAACATAATAAAGTAAGACAGAATAAAGTAAAACAGAAGAATAAAGATACTCTCATGTCAGCACCGGCAAAGCCGGCACTGACGCGTGAGAAATCGGAAGATTTGGCAAAGGCGAAGAAACTAGCCGAGCGATTAAAAGCCAGGATCCTGCAAAACAAACCAGACCGGAAACTCCAGACCGGATGGGTAGAGCGAGCTACGCAGGACATCGAGCGCATGCACCGGCTAGACGGCAGGGAGTGGAAAAACATCCTGGCCGCGATTGAGTGGAGCCAGCAGGACGACTTCTGGAAGCAGAACATCCTGAGTGGCGAGAAGCTCCGGAAGCATTACGACCGGATGAGCGACCGCGCCCGAGCAGAACGACAGAAGAACGCCACGCAGGACATCGGCTCGGCGATTTTCAGACAAACCCCGGAGCAAGCCGTAGCAACAGCCAGGGCACAAGGGCTGATATAGGAAAAACGAATGAAAAACGACTGAAATTTCAGTTTAAAAAGTCGAAAATAGCGCTTGACATTAGAACGCAAGCCGAGTAGAATAGAGATAACAGGCGACATCATAAGCCGGAGCCTGACCGGCAGAAAAGAGGAAAAACCATGACAACACTAACTAGAACCAGCAAGGAAGACAAAGCCAAGCTCGAGTTTTACGCGATCAGCGTGAACGGAAGCACAGCCACGCTCCACGTCAGCCGGAGCAAAGCCGTCTCCGAGATGAACAGCAGGCTCACCCAAGGCGACACGGACGTGCGAATCAAGAAGCTCAACAGCCTCAAAGATTTCATCGACGAATACTGCTACTTTGAAGACGTAGACGACGACGAGTGGGTAGAGTTTGCCATAAGAAACACGGTCAAGATGATAGACGAAGCACGCAAGAGCGAGAAATAGGGAGCAGGAAGATGGACTTATTAGAAAAAGCAAGCGCCGGGATTTCCGGACTAACCATGGACGAAATAGCGGCGATGACCGCGGAGGAACCAGCGAATGACTAACGAAGCGCAACTAGCCCCGGCACACGCCGGGGAGCTTCGCTCGGACGGAACATTCGTCATCGAGCGAGTAGACTACCCGAACGGTACGGAGCTCCGAATCAAGGTCGGGAAGCTGAAGATACGCGGCGAGCGCGAACCCCGGACAATTTGCTACGCAGACTACGCCAAGCTCCTGAGCTTTTACGACGCCCAAGCCAAGCTCATCAAGGACAGGCGCTCGGTCATGGTCGCCCTTTCAGACGGGGCGCTCGTCAACACGGCAGACATCACCAGCCTGGACGTTGAAGAAGCCCGGGAATTTGAACGACGCCAGCCGGTCGTGCCGGAATCAATCAAGAGCCTGCCAATCGCAGAGCTCCTGCTGAGCACGGACGGCAGAATCCTGTCAACCAGCGCCAGCATGCTCGACCAGCGCGCGATCACGGACGAGCGATACCTGGTCGCCAAAGTCCATTACAAGGACTACAAGACCAGCCCGGAGCCGGAAGATTACTACACCAAGCTCGAGCTCATGCCCGAGGCGTTGGAATTCCGGAAATTGGAAGACGGCGAAGCCGTGCTGGTGCAGATTTACAAATACGGCATACCACAGCTACCAAAATAGCCCGTAATTAGCGCACAGAGCGCCCGTGTGGGCGTTTCAGCACCAAAACCAGGAAAACACCCGTCCTGCGCAAAAAAAAGCCCGGAAAATGGCTCTAAACGCGAAAAACGTGATAAAATAGGGGTAGAGGGCGAGCAAGGCGTGCGAACTAACGCTCCCCGAAACCCGGGAGGGAACGCCCGGACGGAAAAGACCACTCCACGGTGGTTCTTTTCTTTGCCGAAAAAAAGTCCAAAAAAACCCTTGACTTTGAAACGCAAGCCGAGTATAATAAGGGGTACAAGGGCAACACTAACGCCGGAAGCCCTGCCGGCAGAAAGAGGAAACCACATGAAAGAAATCACAATAACCATCAAGCGAGAGGAGATCAAAGACCTGAAATGGGCACTAGACCTCGCCACGATGAAAGCCAAAGGAGTCGCAGAAGAAGAAGCGCTCGCCGGGCTCCTTGAGAAGATTATTGAAGCGGAGGGCGAATAAAATGAGATACCTGATCACAACCAAAGACCAGAACGGGAACGAGCTCGACCGACGCCCGGTTTATGCCCGCGACCGCGCACACTTAAAAGCACTCAAGCAAGAAGCAATCCAGCGCTTCGCTTGGCTCGGAGCCACCAAGGCAACAGCCAAGATAAACAAGGAGGAATGGTAAAATGACGACCGCGAGCTTTACAGCCAAAGCACACCAAAACCTACTCGAGCAGGCAGACGCCCACCTGGGCGTCGCCCTGGACGAAGCACGCAAGGTGCTCCAGCAGACAATCGCACACGCCACGGACGAAGAAGAAATCGCCCGGATGGAAGACCTCGCCGTAGCGCTTCGCAGAATTCGCGAAGCCAGAATCGCAATCAGGAACCAGGCGGCCATCAAGGCTTACGACGCCAGCCGGGAGGGAAAATAAGATGGGTAAGCTAATCTTTGCGCAACCACGAAACAAAGACCTGAACTGGGAAAACATGATCCGATGGGATAAGGTAAACGAAGACCTCGCCAAGGGCGACCAGAGCCACCTGCTCCGCACCCTCGGCAAAAAGGAGGGCAAGAAATGAACCCGGACAAGCACACGCTCGAAGACGCCAGGACACTGCTCGCCGTCGATTTCAAAACCAAGACAATCACGTACACCGACAAGAAATACGGCGACACTTACGTAGGGAGCTGGGAAACCAGCACCCTACGACCAGGACACATCCTGCTCGTCGCAGACGACGGGCTGAGCCTGGAGTACCTCTGCCGGTTTTACGACACAATCGAAGAATTAATCAAGGAGCACGAAGATGAAGCAACCACTCACTAGGAAGCAAGCCCAGGACATCGCCGAAAATCGCGTCTTCCGGGCAATCAACCAGCTGGCGCAGGACGTTCTGGAAGCGCCAGCAGAAGACCGGGAACTCGCCAGCAAGATCATCGCCCGGGAATTAGACCGGATGGACACGCTGAGCGACGAATGGTACGAATTAAGCGAAAAGACGACCGACAACACGGTCAGAGCCGGAGCGTTTAAAGTCGCACAATTAGTGCTCACCCGGAACGCTTACGCAGACGGGCTCCCATTTTGCGAGCTTTGCGGCCGAATAGGCGTTCCGGAGCATAACGGGCACCCGGTCGTAGACGGCAAGGTTTGCGCAGACTGCAACACCCGGAAGATTATCCCGGCAAGGATTAGACAGGCGCAAGAAAATGCGATAAAATAAACCCGGGAGGTGTTACACACTCACACCACTACTCATGGCACGGCGCCCCGCAATCGATGGGGCGCTTTGCTTTGCTTCCCCACCCGGAAAAAAAGAACGAAAACGGACTAGACAAGCCACAACCGGCATGATACAATAGAGATACAAAGGCAACTAAAAAAGGAGGAACATGGCAGACAAGCCAGAACCACAAAAACCAACACCAGCAAAAACACAGACGGAACAGCCGAAGCCGGAGCAGAGCACCCCAGAGCCGACGCTGACCACGGAAGACCGACGCCAGCTCGCGATGGCAATCAGCACCACCAAGACCGGCGTCATGGATCCGGTGGAGTACGCGCAGATGAAGAAAATCGCGGCCGACATGATAGCCAGCAAGAGCCTGCCGTCCACATTCACGAACGCGGCGCAGGTGCAGATGGCGCTCGTAGCCGGACGAGAAATGGGCATGACGACGATGGAAGCCCTGAACGATTTATACTTCGTAGGCGGCCGGCTCCAGATTTATGGCAAAGCCACACCAGCCGCGATTAGACGAGCCGGCTGGCGCATTGCTTTCAAAGACGAGCCAGACGCCTGCACGGCGACAATTTCCAACCCGGAAACCGGCGAAGAAATCACCGACACCTTCACATTCAAAGACGCAGAGCTCTCGGGCTTTGTAAAGGACGCACGGGGAGGCGTGAAGATTGGATGGCGCGAGGGAGCCAACCGGAAGCGCAAACTTCGCTACGCCGTCCTAAGCCAGATCATCCACACTTACATCCCGGAAGTGCTCGGAGCCGTCGCCGGAATTGGCGATTATTCCGAGGATTACATGGACGCAGACAAGATGGACAAAGCCTACCGGGAGCAGGAAGCAGAAGAAAAGCGCGCTGAGAAGCTGGCACGTTTGAAGCAGATGGACGAGCCGGAGCCGAAACCAGCACCGGAACCCCAGGACGCGGAAATCGAAGAAGCGGAGGTCGTAGAAGATGCGAATAATTGAAATCGAACAGCGAAGCCCGGAATGGCTGGAAGCACGCCAGACGGTCATCACCGGCACCCGTGTCAAGGCAATCAAGCCACTCACCCGTAAAGGCAAGACCGGCACGCAACCAATGGAGCTCTGGCGCTTGGTGGCTGAGTACGTCAGCTACGGAGCCGAAGAAGAATCACCAATGACGCGCGGCACGAACCTGGAAAACGAGAACGCCGAAATCACGGTCGCCAAGCACAAACTCAAGAAGCCGCGCTACGATTGCGGGATTTGGCTCACGGACGACGGACTGCTCGGATACAGCCCGGACGCGTCCGAAGACGGCAAGAAGCCCACGTGGGCGATTGAGTGCAAGAGCCTGAACACGGCAGAGCACATCTACCTGATACTTGCCGACCGGTTCGCAAAAGGGGAGCTTCCGGACGAGATGGAGCCACTCTTCACGCCCAGACCGGGAATGTACCGGGGCATTGACAGCGTGGCAGAAGAACACCAGCACCAAGTGCGCCAGGCGTTCGTCGTCAACCCGGAGCTCAAAACGCTTTACTACAGCTTATACGATCCACGGCTGGTCATTGAGGGGCTGAAGCATTACACAATCACGGTCACGCGCGAAGAATTGGAAGAAGACCTGACCGAGCAGACAGCGATGGTCAAGAGCCAAGCCGAGCTCGCCAAGAACCTGGCAAAGTTTCTGGCGCATAACTCTTGACAAAACGCAAACGGACAAGTAAAATAAGAGCAGAAGACTCAACGACAAGGAGTAAAAATGAATAAAGCATTAGAACTAGCCAAGAACCCGAGCGACCTCGTGGCTTTACACCGGAACCCGTCATGGTTCGTCAAGGGCGACAAGCGCGCCATTGAAGCAGGACGCAAAGGCGGAAGCCAGCCCCACACGGTCGGGAGCATAAAGGGCTTGAAATACCGGAGCGCCGGATACGACATCGAGTGGGATGAGAAAAAATGCCTTTGGCGAGCAACCAACGGCAAGACCACGCTCTACGAGCGAAGCGTCAGACGGATCAAGCGCGAGTGCCAGGCATACAAGGGCGACGAGTCCGGATTTGAAACCTTACCACCACCGGAGCCAGAAGCATGATAGAGTTTATAACCCCAGACGGAGCCAAGCCAACGGACATGGTGCCCGGGAGCTTCACAATCCGGCTGACTTACGCGCTCGCCCAGCACCTGAAGACGGTCGCCGAGAACATCATGAACGAAGCGCCAGCCGGAAGCGAGCTCCAGCAATCAGCAATCAGCTACCTCCAGCAATTAGACGACGCCGAGCTCATCGAGTGCGACCACTGCTACACGAAGCCACTCGCCGTAGACGACACCCGGTACTTCACGCCGGACGGCGAGCTCCACGAAGAATCGCACCCGGACATGAGCGTCTGCCTCATTTGCGGCCAGGAAGAACAGCCGGACGGAAGCTGGGAGTACCCGTGTGCTTTCCAGACGAGCCCCCTGACGATTGAAGACACCACCAAGACGGAGCCGGTCGAGCCGTCGGAAGCAACTAACCAAGAAAAGGACAAGCAATGAAACAGGCAACCAAGAAAATCAACTACGGCCGCGCCATTCTGATAGGCATTGACCTCGGATTTATGGCAAGCGTCATCTGGCTACTTTTCAAAATAGCCATCGCCGTAAACGCGTAAGCAACCAAGAACTAACCAAAGGAGGAAACAACATGGAAGAAGAAAACAAGCAGAAATTCATCGCGAGCACGATATTCGCAACGCTCGCCGGGATTATTCTCGGAGTGGTGGCAGGCGTCACCTTCACGATTTACATCACGGCCGCGCCAAAGCGCACGGTCACCAGGACTTGCGACAACGGCGTGAGCGTCCAGAGCGAAAAGGACACCACGTACATCACCTACCTACCAGCCCACGATGAATGCCGGGAGGGAAAATAAGATGACAGAAGAACAGAACTTCAAACCCGGAATGGTAACTTTGACGACGACCGAGTACGAGAGGCTCATCGACCGAGCGGCCACGTCCGAAGTCAACTACGTCCATGAATTACAGAAAAAGCAAAAATGGAAGGATAGGGCAATCAAGATCCTGAATTTCATCAGGCAATCGG